CTGCTACTTGCGACCATGCCCATCCCGAAACTATCCCTCCCCTGGCTACAGGGTGGGCAACAAGCCTCCGCAGGCAGCCGTCCCAAAGTCTCCTCCGCGTGGACCCCGAGCAGCCCGACCGAAAGCGACGGCAACCTGATCCTGCTGGTGCTCGATGACCCGCCGTGGCTCTCCGCGCAGCAAGAGGGCCTCTTTGCGCTCGATCGCGCTGGCTACGACTTCGAGGTCGATCCCGATAACCTGATCCCCAACACTCCGAACATCGACGCATTGGCTGCGGCTGGCGTGGTGTTCGACGAGTTCAGGGCTCAGCCGGTGTGCTCGCCCTTCCGCGCCTCGCTCCTGACGGGTGTCCATCCTTTTCGGCACGGGCTCGGATCGGTGCCGCGCACCAACTACGGCCCCCAGGAGTTCGGCGACCCGGGCTTCGTCTACGACACGGTGCCGACTGTCTTGAGCAAGCTCGGGGTCTCGACTGGCATCGTGGGCAAGATGCACTTGAGTATCCCGACCAATGAGGAGTTCACGACCGCGCCCGCGCAGGGGCCCAACGTTGGGCTAGGCCGGAACGGGATCGGGTATGGCGTCCTAGATCGTCTGGGCTTCGGCTATCACTCCGTCTGGCTGCGGAACTTAAACCAGACCGCTGAGGCAGGCTCTCCGGGCACTAACGGGGATTACTACTGGCACCAGCGGCAGACCGAGGGCGTCCTACAAGCCGTAGAGGGCAGCACGGGCTCGACCGACGCGCTCGACTACGCGACCTCGCACCAGATCGATGAGGCTCTAACCTTCATCAACGCGCAGACCTCGCGCTTCTTCCTCTACCTGCCCCTGAGTGCAACTCACGCGCCATTCCACGATCTCCCCCCGGAGGCGCTCGTAGGGACGGCAGAGTACAAGGACACCAACCCGCCGACCTCCATCTGGAAGTCCTACATGGCCATGATGGAGGCTGTGGACTCCGAGCTAGGCCGACTGATGGCAGGGATGGACGCCGAGCAGCTCGCAAAGACCAGCTTCGTCATCTGCGGGGACAACGGCGTCGAGCAATTCGCCTATGGCGACGCGGTGACCAACCTGAGCAAGGACTACGGCTCCAACTGGAACGCGATCTCGACGGACACGGACCAGATGAAAGGCTCGGTCAAGTGCTCTGGCGTTCGTACCACCATGATCTGGAGCGGTCCAGGGATCGCCACCCCAGGGAGAACCACGGACGCGATGGTTTCGGTTGTGGACTTCCAGGAGACTCTCCGCGAGTTCTTCGGGGGTACGAGTGAGGGTCCAACGCCCGGCCAGGAGGGCTTCTCCTTCCTCCCTTGCCTCTCTGATGCCTCGATCGGCAAGTACACACACACACGCCGGGCCTCGTTCCACGAGATCTATCGACCCCTTGGCACTGCACCGACATCGCTCCCGGTGGAAAACTTCGATTCGATCAACAAGGTCGAGCGCGGTTATGTGGGGCTGGTCGAGGTCACGGCCTCAAACGATGGGGTAGACCGAACCAAGCTCGGGCAGTTCCTCCTCACTCGGAAGCTGACCGAGGAGGGCGCCAGCAAGCCACCGAGCGAGCCCGCTGCGTCCGGGGGAATGAATCTCGCCTTCAATAAGGACTACACCCCCCAGTGGCCATTCATCAACGCGGCGCTCAATGCTCGCGATTGGGTGGCGCAGGATACGGATGAGACGCCCCTCAACGGCTTCGACGGGACGCACACCTTCGTATTCGATGCGAACCGCAACCCGCTCCTGCCCGCTGGGAAGGCCGCAGGACGCATCTTCTTCAAAGACCTCGAGGGTGTCTACCCCTCCGGGACCTACCGAGCGCGCTGGAAGGGGACCGGGACCGTCGTCTTTGACTACCTCTCGAACAACTTCGACGTCGATAGCGTCACCTATCACGGGGACGGCCAAGGCGCCGACCTAGTCGTGACTCCGGCAGGCGGCGGCATCTTCGTCAAGTTCAACGTGAGCGACACGGGCGACCCGCTGCGAGACCTCGAGCTATGGATGCCGGGGTACAACGAGTTCAGCCCCGAGACCTTCCACCCCGATTACCTCGCGAGCCTGGCTCCGTTCCCGGCCCTGCGGTACATGCAGTGGAGCGAGACCAACAACTCCCTCCAAACGACCTGGGCCTTGCGGATCACGACCTCGAGCGCCGTTCAAACCCTCGGCGGCTATGGCGTGGCTTGGGAATACCAGATTGACCTGGCCAACGAGCTGAACTCGGATCTTTGGATCTGCGTCCCGCATCAAGCCGACGACGACTACATCTTCCAGCTCGCGACCCTCGTCGCTGGGCGCTACTCCGGTCCCCGAGTCCGGTGGGAATACTCCAATGAAGTATGGAACACTGATTTTTCTCAGTACGCCTACGCAGTCCTCCACGCTGGGGACCCGGGCACTGGCATTCCAGGAGGAGACACGGACTACACTTCTGCGATCAAGTGGCATTCCCAGCGCACGGCTGAAATGTGGGCCCTTGTTGAGCCGGTCATCTCTGCCGCAGGGATTGAGTTCGTTCCCGTCCTCGGGTCGCGCCACAGGCAGACCTTCACCGTCCGAACCGAGCTAGACTGGGCAGCCGGGGGATCAGGCACGGCGCTCAAGGATCTCTACCCCAACATTGAGTGCGCCATCGGACTCTACATCGGGAACGCGATCGGGAACTCAGACCAGACCGGGGAGAGCCCTGCGGCCATTATTGCCCTACTCGACGCTGACATCCTGACCACGTTCGACCCGGACACAGATAACGAGCCTGAAGAGGTCTACGCCGCCAAGGAGGACTGCGACGCGCGAGGGGTCAAGCTGACCTGCTACGAAGCAGGCAACCATATGGTCGACACCCTGGCCAATGACACCTCAGCTCAGGCGATGGTCGATGCGGTCCGAGATCCAGGGATGCAAGCCCTAGTTGAACGCTTCGTGGCGCAGTGGGACATCCTCCGCGCACTAGAGACCGACCCTGTCGGGATCATGCACCACTTCGAGCACGTCATTCGGTACCAAGACCCCTTTGATGATGCCTGGGAGCCGACTTTTGGCTATCTCGAGTTCATCGGGCAAACTGACGGCCACAAATACAACGCGCTCGTGAGCGAGACGGCGGCGGCCGCAACCGACCAGCTCTTCCACATTGAAGATCTAGATGGGAATGCGATCGATCCGTTCGAGCTGACCCCGCTCGACATCCTCGGGGACTATTCGGAGCAGTACGCGACCCTCCGCGATGACCTCGAAGCACTCCTAGCGTCAGACCCTCCCACGAGTGGATCCCTGCGGATTCCGATATCAGGCCCCCTCGGGGAAAGCTACAGTGTCTCGCTCAATGTGGACAACGATCTGCCCCTGAATGGTGCCCTCGGACTCGCCGGGCTGGTCGATGGCTCGGGGACTGAGATCACGATCAAGAACGCCGAGGGCGGGACTGCGACCCTCACTTTGGAGAACAACTGATGGAAATCACGATCGAATGCCGCGAGCTGAGGGGAGTGCGGTCGCTGGCTGCGGATCGCCTTCAGCTGGACATCGCGGGGACCAACCTTGAGTGCTTCCTGCGCTTTATCCCCCATGACATCTGGGAGGCGCTAGGCAATCATGGGCGCGCTCTACTCTTATCCATCGGCGAGCAGGCCGAGCCGACCGTTCGCGTGAAGGACCAACCAATGACCGACGAGCAAGCAGCGGAGAAGTACCCCAACGGCGACCACCAAGCCCCGAAGGGCACCGGTCCCAATGGCGAGTTCGAGGTCTGGGACGACGCGCAGAAGGGCAACAGCGGCTACATGGGCGCCCCGAGCGGGATCCCGGATGACGCGCATGAGGTACTCGCTAAGGCGCGGAAGGCTGCCGGGATAACCGGGACCCCGGCCGAGCATTTTCTGGGCGCTGCATCTATTGGTGAGGCATTAGTTCAATCTGATCCCACTGGCACGATGGGCGACACGCCGATGATTCGCGACGTGAAACAACACTACGAAAGCGAAGCCTGATGGCTGGAACCGAAATCACAGGCGGCCCGTTCTACATGGTCGTAGCGCATGAGAACCCCTCTGGCTCTAACAAGTTCGAGCTGTCGGTGATGCGCACGGGAGAGCCCGCCACGCTGAGCTACCCTGGCTCGCCGGGTGGGGACTTCCACCTGCCCGAAGGGATCTCGAATAGCTCGGCATACCTTAAGGGGAACTCGGTCATTGTCTCGGCGGGCACCGTGTCGGAGCCCGAGGAGCCCTACGCGGTCCAGATCGTACCCGGCACGCTCCTCACGAGGATCACAGCAGAAGGCCCGGTCACGGCTGAGACCCTCTCGACAATGGCGGGCCAACAGACGTTCGCGCTCAAGGATGCGTTCGACGTCCAGGCTTACGATGCGGCTGGGGTCACGGCGGGGATGGTCCTCTCGATCTCCAGCGTGACTGGCCCAACGGTTCCGCTTGAGGATCGTCTCCAATGGGTCGCGCAAGGCGCCGGCGGCGTCCACCGTGGCGCTACGGCTCCTGCGACCTCGAGCCTGTGGATCAGGGACGATGGCACGACAGCGGCCACCGATCTCTTCTACTACGACGTGCAGCGCGGGGCCTGGCTCTCGACCAACGTCTACTCGTACAAGGGCTACATCACGGGCGGCGCGGTCTCCGCTCCTGGCTTCTTCACGACTCCCGACCTTCCTGGCGTCACGATGAGCGCCACGGTGGGCTATGCGATCTCGGCGCCTATGCGCTGGATCGGTACTGAGGTCAACGTGACCGACGCGACCGGGGGGTCTGCCACTAGCAGGCTCGCGTTTGCGCTCGGTGGCACGCCCGACACGACGCAAGCCTATGTCGTCGATATGAGCACGCTTGGGCCCAAGAACGTCACCGGGCAGAACTTCTCCATTGTCCCCACTGGGACGCAGGTCCTCTCCCTGGCCGTCGATAACGCTGCGAGTGCGGCTCAGGTCACGGTCACAATGCACTGCCGAAAGGTTGCCTCGTGATTCTTGAGCACGGAACGATGCGGGGCCGAGTGACTGCCCTCCTGTACGACGAGGACGGCTCCCTAGCTCAGCGTCTAGAGTTCTCGAACCTCATCACGACGGCGGGACTCGGTCACTACATGGACGCTGTGAGCGACTCCATAGGCGGTGGCTCGACTCCCACGCTCGTCTACGCTGCGATGGCGCTTGGGACGACTGCGGGGACCCCTGCCGCTCCCAACGCGGCGAACGACCTCGGGGACGTGGGACTTGTGGCGGCTGCTGGCCTGCGCAACCTGGACTCGGGCTATCCCAAGGTCAACGACACGGACACGGAGAACACGGGCAAGGGGCTGGAGGTGTTCACCTACAAGGGCACATATGGGCCTGGCGTCTACACGAATACGGACGTCTCCGATGTGGCGATTACGACCACTGCGGCGGTCTACGTCGGCGGCGGGGGTGAGACCGACAACATCCTGATGCACGCCGAGTTCGACACGATCATCAACAAAACGGCGGGGCAGACCCTCGTTGTGTACGTCAACCATTCCCTAATCGACGACGGAGTCTGATATGCCCGGCTACAAGAAACCGAAAGTCAAGACGACCAAGAAGCCGAAGCCGAAGGGCAAGAAGAAGGGGATGGGTGGCTACTAGTGGCTGACAACAGCGAGCTAGACGCAGCAAGCGGCGGCGACACGATCGCGACTGACGAGATCTCGGGGGTCCATCATCAGAAGATGAAGATGGAATTCGGCCTAGATGGCACCGCGATCGAGGTTTCGGCTGGCAACCCGCTGCCGGTTACTGACCCCTTCCTTGAAGCCGCGACTGGGGGCGTGCCTAACCGGTCGGTGGCGCTCGTCTTTGGTCGCAACCCGGATATCGACACAGGTAGCGGGTTTGAGGCCGTATGGGACGGCGGGGGCGATTACACCGGCTTCGATGCGGTCGCGGCTGAGACTGTGACCGTGGTTTCGACCAGCACCGATGATGATGTCGGGCAGTCGGGGGCTACGGGGGTCCTTTTGTCGGGGCTTGACCTCAACTATGCCCCTCTTTCGGAGGTGCTCGCGCTCGATGGAACCACGCCTGTTACGTCGGTGAATTCCTACCTGCGCCTCCCCAACGTGACCGTTACGAGTGGCGCCCCGAACGTGGGGACGATCACGGTGGCTCAAAGCGTGACGACGGCGAACGTCTTCTGCCAGATCGAGGTTGGCTACAGCACTAGTCACACGGGCGTATACACGGTTCCAGCCGGGAAGACCGCGTACACGAAGGTGATCTTCGCGTCGATGGGCAACGCGACGAATGGCGATATCGACTTGCAAGTCGGCATTCGGTTGTTTGGGGGCGTGCTTCAGATTCCTGTCGAGTTTGCTCTATTCGGCGGCGGAAGCTCCGCAATCACTCGCGAGTTCCCGATCCCCTTCCCACTTCCAGAGAAGACGGATCTCAAGTTCATGGCCTCCTCTAGCAGCAACAACATGTCGGTGTCTGTTGGTATCGATTTCCTGCTGATCGATAACTGATGACCCTACTCCTGGGTGGCGGCGGCTCGGGCTTACAGTCGGGGCTCATTGGGGACTCGCGGATTGCGGTGGTTACCGTGGCCGTGGGTTCGACTGTAGGCGTGCACGATGTTGACTTCACGCAACCCCTGATCGGGGACGTGGCCAACGTTACGGCGTGCATCGTCCAGACGGGGGTCGGCACTACTGCGGGCACTGCTGTCGATGGTGGCTCGATGTCGATCGGGATGAGTGACGGGGCATCCTCGCGCATGATCTCGATGAGGGCTGAGCACGGGCCCACGACCATGAACACGGCTAAGCGTCTGCACAATGACGCGGTCGGCGTGATTATGGCCGATGACGACGATGCGGCGATCCTGACGGTGCGCTTCAAGTCGTTTATCCAGGATGGGATCAGGCTCGAGTTCGACCAGGCGAGCGGCGCTCCGGCTGAGGGCTACTTCGTCTCGGTGATGATCATCGCAGGCCCGGGCGGCGCAGAGCTGATCCAGACAACGACCCCCTCGGTAGCTGATGACGTTATGACCATCAGCCCGAACTACTCATCTGAGACGCGGATGGTGTTCTGCCTGGCGGATACTGGCTACATCCCGGTGAGCAGCGGGGCCATTGCGGGGAATCTGATTTCGTGGGGGGCTGCGGTCAATGCAACGGGCGGCGATCGCAACGCGTCGGTGGGCTACGGCTCGACGGATGCCGCAGCTAGTGGCGACCCCTTCACTGTCGTGCGCGATGATCGGTGTATGCAGCTCCTCTCGAACTCGGCGATCCTCGAAGGTGCGGAGATCGGGAACTATCAGACCAACGGGGACTTCGACCTGACCTCTCGCGGGCTTGGCGGGCGCATCCTCTCCCTGCTGTGCGTTTCGATTCCTGCTCGGGCTGAGCTAAGCACTATTATGAGCCCGACGAGCAACGGCACGGGCACTGACGGAAGCTCGGGCTGGTGGCCGCAGGCAATGCTGCAATGCGGCGGCGTCATGCAGGTGGTGAACACGCACGGCAACGGGAACCCGGCAGGCACGTTTGGCGCGGCGCTCTTCGCGACGAACGACGGGAGTGGGGCGGCTCCGATCACTCAAGCCTCGTGGACGATCTCGGACGGCAACAACCAGGCGAACGCAGACACGCAGACGATCTATAGCGATGAAACGGCTGGGTTCCCGCGCCCGTTCCATCTGGGAGCTACGGCTATCACGGTCGAGGTCGAGGCGTGGAACTCCACGGGTTATGACTACGACTACACTTCAACAAAGAGTACCGGGCGCTACTTCTGGCAGCTCACGATAGAGGAGACCGAGGGCCCGGCATCTGACCATCAGGAGCACATTCGCGCGGTTGAGACCGTGGTTCCCGTGTTCGACCGGTGGGTTCAGGTCATCGATGAGAATGTCGGGCTAGTCGAGGGCGTTGAGGGCCATGTCCCGATCGAGCACGACGTGCTCAATGAGGGGATCGCGCTGGCTGAGTCGGTTCTGGGGGCCTCTCCCTCTGCCGGTGGCACGCTCGACGGGATCGCGCTGGTGTCTGAGTCCGTGGTCGCTCTTCTCTCCGCTGCGCCCCTCCCAGATGCCATAGTGCCCACTCTCCAACGAACCGGCTCCTCTGCTGGCTCGAACCTCACTCAATCAAGCGTTGGCGACGGCGCGACTCGACCGATAGGCGTGGTGACGAATGGCTAGACTCAAGGGACGCGCGGAAGTGTGGGAAGGCGAGCATATCGACATCCTCGACCGAATCGTTCTGAAGGACGGGACGGCGCTGGTGGATACGGACCTCTCGGGGCCTGTGGAGCTGTTCGTCTACCTCGAAGGCGCCGAGCAGGACTCGGGGGCGGTTTTGTCCGTTGTGCAGTCCTCGCTCATTGTGGACGGCTCGTGGACGGTTGACGCGATCGGCTACAACTTCAAGCACACCCTAGACACGGAGGCATTGCCCCTGCGTGGCGGGCGCCGCTACCGGCTTGAGTATGTGATCCCGGTCACCGGGCAGGGGAACAAGTACGTCGTGTTCGAGCTGGCCGTGCTGGAGGTCATTAGCCAGGTGACGAGCGAGTGAGCGTCACCTCTAATCAGGTGCTCAACTTTGAGCCGCGGGGCGCCGCGCTGGACCTGATGTGGTGCCGTGAGCCTGAGATCTTGCTGGAAGGCCCGGCAGGCACGGGCAAAACGCGGGCGCTGCTGGAGTACATTTTCTGGCTGTGCGAGACGGTGCCGGGGATTCGCGTCCTCATGTGCAGGCAGACTCGGGCCTCGATGACTGAGTCGGTGCTCGTGACCTGGGAGGCTAAGGTTGTGCCCCCTCTGCACTCATGCTTAAAGGGCCTTCAGCGCAAGACGGTCACCGAGTACGACTTCGCCAACGGGAGCCACTGCGCGGTCGGCGGGCTGGACAACCCCGATCGGATCATGTCCACCGAGTACGACATCATTGCGCTGTTCGAGGCGACTGAGGCTAGCGAGGACTCTTGGGAGAAGCTCCAGACCCGCCTGCGGAACAACATCCTCGGCTACCAACAGGGCGTTTGTGACTGCAACCCGGCCCATACGGGGCACTGGCTCAACCGGCGCGCGGCGCGGGATGACAAGTCTCGGCCTGGCAAAAAGGTCATGGCTCGGCTCCTGTCGCGGCACGAGGACAACCCGAGCGTTACCGCTGAGTACCTGCGCAAGCTCGACAACCTGACGGGCGCGCGCTACGAGCGGCTGCGCAAGGGGCTGTGGGTGGCTCAGGAGGGCCTCGTCTACTCAGAGTGGGACCCTGCGAAGCATGTCGTCCGATCGCACAAAACGCGGCACGATGACGGCTCAACCCGGATTCGCTGGTACATGGGGAGCATCGACTGGGGCTTTCGCGCTCCTGGCTGCTTCCAGGTGTGGGGCATCGACAAGGAGCGCCGCATGTATCGGGTGCTCGAGGTCTACAAGCCGGGCAAGTCGATCGAGTGGTGGGCCGACAAGGTCGAGGCTGCGCACGAGGAGTACGATCTACAGGTAATTGCGTGCGACTCTGCCGAGCCCCGGAACATCGATATGATGAACGACAGGCTTGGGGTCTCGACCGACCGCAAGGTGGGCGCGATCGCGATCATGGCTGACAAGTCGTGGATGGCAGGGCGCGACCTGGTGGGTGAACTGCTCCAGCCTACCGATGGGGGGGAGCCGCTGATGTATTACGTCGATGACGCGCTATCCCTGGGCGGCGGACGGGACGCGGCGCTGGCTGAGCTGCACAAGCCTGTCTGCACTGAGGACGAATTCCTGGGCTACACCTGGGACATCACGCGCGAGGGGCAACCGATCAAAGAGAGCCCGCAGAAGGACAGCGTCGACCACGGTCTAGACACTGCCCGCTATGCGGCGATGTACGTATTCCGCAACGATCTCGGGCCGCCCGAGGATGAGATCAAGCTCCGTCCGGGCTCTATCGGCGATCAACTCGGCTGGGCCGACGACCTCTAAAACAATGCTCAACACTGAACCAAAGCACCTTTGGGAAGAGATCCAAAGCGCGGTCAAGTACCGGGACAAGCGGCTTGCAGCTCGCGAGACGCTCATTGCTCAGTACCACGGGGGCGCATGGCTCGGGAACCTCGAATCCACGGGCACTGAGAACCATCCCTACGAGTTCCTGACGGCAATGGTGCCGAGGATGGTCCACAATCCCCCGACTGTGAAGGTGCATTCAAACCGCAACACGCCCGTTCACCGGATGACGGCTGAGGCTATCGACCTGGGGCTAAAGCGGTGGGTTGAGGATTCCTCGATCACGGCGAACTTGCGCTATATGGCCGTCGATATGTGCATGTCGTGGGGGTATCTGATGATCACGATGGAGGATCGCCCCGAGATGACGGCGCCAGAGGATATGGACGTTCAAGAGGTGGGCTGGCCTGTCGTGCGGCGACTCTCGCCCGATGACGTCTTTTTCGACCCGGCTGCGAAGACTCAAGAGGAAGTGCGCTTCACCGGCCACCGCTACCAAGTGGACCTTGAGGACATCATTGCGGATGCCGAGGCGAACGAGGACGGGACTTGGAACCTTGAGGAAGCGAAGAAGCTCCAGCCGGCTTCGGGCGTGGGCGGCCAAGGGAGTAGGCGCGAGACTGACACTCCCGACCGCTCACAGGTGTGGATCTACGAGGTCTGGCTTTCCGAGGACGAGGCCGAGGAGCAAGATGGGGAGCACAACGGGCGAATCCATACGATCGCTCTAGGCCAAGAAGAGGCGGGCTCGAACGGCACCAATCCGGTCACGATCCGGGCTCCTCGCGACTACTACGGCCCCGAGACGGGCCCTTACAAGATCTTCGGTGCTCACTATGTTCCAGACCATCCTGCTCCTCTCGCTCCTCTTGTGGCCACTCATGCTCAGTCTATGGATGTGGCAGAAGTGGGTAGCGCGATCACTACCAGCATCAAGGCTCAGAAGAGATTCATCCTCACGAGGGGCTCGAAGATCTCCGATGCCGTCCAAAAGACTCCGCACGGGCACATCTACAACATTGGCGTCGAGATGGACGACAAGAACGTGCGCCAGTTGGAGATCGGGGGCACTACTCCTGGGCAAGTGGGGGGCGAGCAGATCCTGCGGGACCGTCTCGCGCGTGTCTCGGGCCTGTCGGACTCACTCACTGGCAGCGCGGGCGGTGAAACGGCAACGGCGGAGCAAATCGCTTTTCAGGCGGCCAATACTCGCGTTGATGACCTGAGAAAGTCGTTCGAGTCATGCGCCGGGCACGTCCTACGACACGTTGCCTGGTACATGTATCACGACGACACGGTCGTTTTCCCGCTCATGCTGGACGGCGCCGAAGGGACCGAGGACGAGCTTTGGTTCCAGGGCGGCACGCCGGTCGAGGTGGATATGTCGTTCGCCGACCTCGAGCTAAAGATTGAGCCCTACTCGATGGAGCGGACCAACGACCCGGTCCGGCAGCAAAGGCTCCTCCAACCGACGATGATGGCTCTCCAGATGGGCCAGGCGATGCTCCAGCTCCCTCACCTCAACTGGAAGGAGCTAGCTCGGGATGTCGGGGTCGCCTACAACCAGAGCGACTTTGAGCGGCGCTTCAACTGGGACGTCCTTCAGCAGTATTACCAGGCCCAGGGGATGAACGTGATGATTGCGGCAGGGCAACCGGCCTCGGCCACAGGCAAGCAGACAGGCCAGACACAAGACGCTGAGGCGACCGTTCGCCCGGCTGGAAACCGATCCGGCAGTGATGCCAACGCAAGCGAGGCACAATAATGCCGATCTATGACTTTCAGGACGAGTGGGGCCGGACGCACGAAGAGCATTTCAGCGTGGACGACCGGCCCAAAGTAGGCGAGACGGTGAAGCTCTCATCTGGCGTGCGGGCGAAGCGGGTCTTCTCTCTGCCGCCTGTGTCGGTTCAGAGTGACGTGAACTTCGTTTGCAACTCTGCGGACCGGAAGTGGCACGGCTCGGGGCCTGACCCTGCGCCGCGACGTGACAGCAAAGGACGGCCTCTCATTGCCTCGCGCAAAGAGGCGATCGAAT